CTCCAGCTACGGCACCCAGGCGGGCCAGAAGGCCTATGCGGCGACCATGAGCGACCTGGACAACGTGCTGGACAGCCTGACGAGCCAGAGCCGCAGCGAGTACAACACGAAAAAGAGCGGGCTGCAGCAGGAGCTGAACGGCCTGCAGCAGGCCGAGCAGAATGACTACAACAAGTACCAGAAAGACCTGTCGAACTGGTACAACGACCTGAGCTACAGGCAGAACGAGTACAACAACGCCTATGCACAGCGGCAGCAGAACGTGAGCAGCACCCTGAACGGGCTGTTCAGCGTGCTGGGCATGGCGGCGCAGATCCTGCCGTTCTTCTTTATCTGAAGAACCCTCTCAGTGCGCAGTCCGGCTGTGCCGGAGCTGCTTACAGCTCCCCCGAAGGGGGGAGCTTTGCTTAAAGGAAGGAGAATAAAATGGGGACCATCAAGAGACTGAACGACCAGCAGAAACAGCAGGCACAGGCGGAAGCGGCCATGCCGGGGGCATATGAGAACCGCTACGACGCAGGCATTCAGGACGCACTGAACGGCATGGATGCGACGAACAGCGCGGGCCTTGGCTACGACAGCCAGAACGGCACCTACCGGGGCGCCCTGAGCCGCCTTTTTGGCAATGCAGGCGCCGGGGCCAGCGCGGCAGAAGAGGTGGCAAACGGCCTTTCGGCCGGGTACGGCGCAAACTGGGCCAAGAGCGCAGCACAGCAGGCGGCGGCCGGGGAGACGGGCCAGACCGCGAACGTGTACGCCCAGGCGCGGGCGGACGCCCTGAGCCAGTGGCAGCAGGAACTTGCAGGCCGGGGCACCCAGCTGGACAACCTGCTGACGCAGGACCAGCTTGCACGCAGCGAGTACGACGGCAGCGTGGCGGATGCGGCGGACTGGCGGAATTACCGGTACGGCCGCACCCAGCAGGCCCGGCAGGAGAACAGCGACTTTTTGAGCAACGTGTGGAACGTGATCAAGAATGTGGGCAGCGATGTGGGCAAGGCCTATAATGCTTACATGGGTTACAGCCAGCAGAAGGCGAATGCCATTGTGCAGGCAAAGGAAGAGTACCGGAACGGCAACGTGGACGGTGCAAAAGCCATCCTGAAAATGTACCGGATGGACGAGAATATGTTCGACAACCTGCAGGGCGTGAGCGACTTTACGGTGCAGCAGAACGCGGCGCTGAAGGAGGCATATGAGATGCTGGACCAGGGCGTGCCGGAAGCTGCCATCAGCAAGTTTCTGGAACCTTACGACCTGAGCTACGACATGTTTGACGAATGGAAGGGCCTTTCGCAGACGGACAAGGATAATCTGGACTATCTGATGAAAGCACAGGACTATACGACTGCAGGCGCACCGACGCTGGGACAGACCATTGCAAGGGCGGTTGGATATGGGACGGATGCGCTGGACAGCTTCGATTCGGTGACGAACCGGCTGAACCAGGCAGACCTTGCCAAGTACGCAAGTCAGCTGGCCATCAGCAACCGGTACAAGACCACCGGCCGAAGCACCAAGAGCACGAACCCCAGCCAGAAAACAGGAAAGGAATTTACCAACACCCAGCTGCAGACGATGGCGACGAAGTTCCAGAGCATGAAGGATACTGACCCGCTGTACCCGTTCTACAAGCAGACACTGACGGATGCGGGGTGGCTGACACCGACAGGAACAGGCAGCGGCAGCGGGACGGCGGCCCGGAGCGGGAGCACCGGAAGCAAGCTGGCGGGCGTATTACAGCGCCCGGCGGTGTTTGGCACGGTGAAGCCGGTGGACGGCACCAATGGAAACAGCTTTGACACAGCACTCGACAAGGCGCAGAGTATGACGAACCAGGGAAAGAGCGCGGACGAAATTTCGGAATACCTGATCCGGCTGGGGTTCGGCGATGATGTGATCAGCCGGGTGTCCAACGTGATGGGATGGTAAAAAGGAGAAGAAAATGGGCTGGAGCGTAGACGAAGTGCGCAGAAAGCGCGAAGCACTAGAAAAAGAGGATGCAAGCAAAAAGGCCGCTGCGGCAGCAAAGGCCAGCACGAACACAAAGGCGGCCAGCACCGCAAAGAGCGGAGGGAGCACGGGCGTGACGGCGGGTGCTCCGCTGGCAACAGGCTTGAGCACGGTGAAGGCCGGAACGAGCGCAAAGACGACCGGCCCGGCAAAGAGCGGTGGCACGGCAGGCGGCAAAAAGACCACCACCACGGCAACGCAGAGCCTTGGCACGCGAGTGCTGGCACAGATGGACGGCACCCAGACCGCGGCGGCAACGGCCAAGACGGGAAAAAAGCTGCCGACGGTGCAGCGGCAGAACCAGCCGGAATGGCTGCAGACAGAAAGCGGCACCCCGGCGGCGGTGGTGCGGGGCGCAAATGAGAGCCAGAAGGCCGCACAGCGGCGGCGCAGCGGCAGCGAGGGCGTGCTGGCGCAGGGGGCGCAGGCCATCAAAGACCACACGGCGAAGGCGGAGGACGAGGACAAATTCAGCGACTTTACACGGCTGAACCGGTGGATGGATGCAGACCCGAAGCACCGGACGCTGGTGAGCCTGATCCGGATGGGAAAGAGCGGCGTGGAGGATGCTGCTGCACTGGGCAGCAGCACCGGCGACAATGCCGTGAAGGCCCAGAAGCCGTATACCGACGCGGAGCTGATCGCCAAGGGGTACAGCCAGTGGCAGATCGACGAGGCGCGGCAGTACATTGCCGAGTACGACGAACTGCCTGCTGCGGAAAAGGCCGTGCGGCGCTCGGCGGACACCGTGAAGGGCATTGGAGGGACGGTGGCTGCGGCCGTGCCGCTGGCAGGAGAAAACCTCGGAACGGCGATCTGGAATACATGGAGCACGAACGCCAATGAACGTGCGCTGGACAAGAGCCTTGCAGGAGATGAACGGGCAAAGCAGCTGAAGGGTATGATCACGGCGGTGGACATGGACTATAAGCCGCAGTACACGGACGAGCAGCTGCGGGCCATGGGGTACAGCCAGAGCGAGATCACCGGCATGCGGCAGAAGGTAGCCGGGACCGTGACGAACGAGAGCGTTGACAAGGACGAGAGCGTGGGCTACCAGCTGTACGATTACGGCAGAAAGCACACCGAACGCGCGACAGCGGGCATGAACGAGACCGCAAAGACGGCAATGGGAATTGCGACGAGCGCGGCGGAGAACCTTGCGGTGGCGGGCATCAGCCCGGCGCTGGTGCTGCCGGTGCTGAGCGCCCAGGGCGGCGCGGAAGCTATGGGCCAGAGCATTGACAAGGGCGAGAGTGCGGGCAAGACGCTGGTGGGCGGCCTTGCAAAGTTCGGTGCGGGGTGGGCCATCAACAGCGTGGGCGCGGCAGACCTTGCCCGGACCATGGGCAGCGACTACGCAAAGGACACGCTGGCGGGGAAGCTGGCAGACGTGGTGCGCAGCGTGGCAGACAACAGCGTACTGGCGCAGCAGTATCCGACGGTGGCGAATGCGGTGTCCGGCGGCATCGACAACGCCATGCAGGCATTTGTGGAGACCTATGCGGACAGGGCCATTGACGCGGCCCTGGGCGACGAGCAGGCGGCGCAGGAGCTGTTTAACAGCGACACCTTTTTGACGGCGCTGGAGAGCGGCCTGACGGGCGGCGCATCCGGCGCGCTGGGCGGTGCCGTGGGCACGCAGCTGGGCAGGATGAGCGCGGCGCTGGAGGCGGAAGGACAGACCGGACAGCGG